CAGCTCCCCAGGCATTTTCGCCCCAGGTTAAACGTCCCCAACCTTCATTCACTTCAGCAGAAATAATTACGCTAGTAATCGTAAAGCTAGTAGCTATTCCTGTAACTTCAACAGCTTTACTTTCAGTATAGCCATTCCATTCGCCCCAGCCCCATTCTTTACGTCCCCAACCTAAATTAACTTCGGTTGTAACGGTTACAGAAGCAACGCTCGTAGTGATAGTTTGACCGACTGGAATAACATCTCCTTCAGCACCCCAAGCGTTTTCACCCCAGGTTAAAGCGCCCCAACCAGCTTCGCTATATATAACAATAGTAGGAGTACCAACGGCTGTAGCTATCGCTTCTCCCGAAAGTAAGACTGTTCCATAAGCTCCCCATGATGAAGAGCCCCATGTTTCACGACTCCAACCAGTTGAAGATTTAGCTGTAACTGTGCCTAAACCTATGGATATTAATTGACTATTTAAAGTAAAAGTATTAGTTGCTTCGCCCCAATCTTGTTTACCCCAGCCAGCTCGGCCCCAACCAGAGGAAGATACTCCAACAACTGTAGCTAAGGATGTGGTAATACTTTGACCAGTAACATCCAGAGCCAGATCATCTTGATTACCCCATGCACCTGAATTCCATGAAGCTGCTCCCCATAATTCGGCATCCATGGACATAATGCCACCCATGCCAACACCGTGGACATAACACCCCCAATAAAAACCAGTAAAATCAGGAGGACTAATTTCTATATATCGAGTTGTTGCAGCATTGAAATCTGCCGGCGTTAACCAATCTGCATAGCCTACTACTCCATCCAAGTAATAGACTACGTTAGTGGAAAAAATTCCAGCTCGAAATGTAGAAATATTTGTGCTATTAGATGTAGAAAAAACTAACGGATGACCGTCGTTTGATGAACCACTTAAATCGAAGCGGAGTGTGGCATCTGCTAACCATGTGACTGTCCAGTCACCGGGCCTCACTCCGTCGATATAATATACGTCCGCGGTACCACTAGGATATTTGGAACCACTAGCTACGGTGATAGTAAGTGTCTTATCAGCCATAGCTGATTATCTCCTTATGATAATCTCAAAATTGCCGTAGTCGATGTCGCCGCTGGAAATTGTACAGTAAATGTGCCGGAAGTCGCAGTTTTATCTGCTCCAAAATCTAACACACACACCGCAGTTTTTCCAAATGTGGAATTGAAGAGTAATGCTCCTCTCGCGGTAATGGTTACTCCAGTCCACGATCGGTCAGCAAAATCTACAAACGCTGTTGTTGCAACTAGAGATGTTAATTGACTTGCCAATACTCCTCCTTTAGCTACATATTGTCCTGACGCCGCTACTTCACTCCCTGTCGTATAGGAAGTAGTGGCTGCACTCAATGTTGCTGCAGAGGTGTATAAAGCAAGTTTAAAAACGTCTGCTCCATTTGTAAAATCTTGATCGCCGTCTAATAATTCTTTTTTAAATGAACCTGCGACTGCTTGGGTAATTGCCATAATGTTCTCCTTAATTAATTTTTATTTTAAATTTCGCCATTCGTCCGGTGAAGGGGACGGAACAGGTATTCTTGGAACACCGTCCGTATATTCTCCACGTCTTCTTCGTCCCATTTGTTCTAACGCAAAAGCTTGTCTTTCTTCATTATACTTACTCATGTAGAGCTTGTACATATCCATTGGTCCTTTTAAGAATCCATAAGCCTCACACATCGTTCCATAAAATAAGAGATCTGGAGCTTTTTGACTTAAATAAGTCGTTGTATTTTTAGCAGGAATAGTAGCTGCATCTACAGAACTATAAAAATGTTCGGGTACTCTAATATAATTAATTTGACAAGTATCCGCTGCACTTGGGATAGGCGCCACTAAGATATATTGCTGATTATTGGTTCTATGCCAATGTCCCCAATATTTAGGAGTACCTGTTGTGTCTGTAGAATTATATTCACTGATAAAACTTAAATCTCTTTCCTCTAAAAAAGTTCGTGTTCCCCCTGAAGTAATATGTTGGACTGAACGAACAATCATTAAATCATCAGGTAGCAAAATATAACGATTACTGGCTACAAAATTAGAAGTTGCCTGCTTACGATCTGAATTAGAATCTACTTCTTTAGAAATTTTCATTTCTGTATCCAAAATAAAACCATCAATAATGCTGTCACTTAAAACACTACTTGTAACCTCAGTATAATTTCTAATCTTTGTTAATAACTCTGAATAGGTCATGTTGTTGTCACCGTTACTTTTCCAAGATAGCTTTGTACAACTCTTTTATTATTCATTGATAAAGGAGTTTCACCTGGTTGCATCCCAGTTGTTCCTGTCGTATAGCCTTCCGATAAAAATTGACCGGGCCAATATTGAGGGCCCAAAGCCACAAGAATACCTGTTTTATGCTGAGCTCGTGGATGTTGTAATGCTACCGCATCGGCCGCATGATAAGGCGGAGTTAATTGAGGTTGTTTGGATTCAAATTCTGAAGTATGAACCCATGATCCCGTCCATTCCTGTACCATTTCTCGATAAGGAAAAGCCTGACCGGATCGATCAGAAATCATTAATGCATATTGTCCTGCTGCCCATGTTGCCATTAGCTCACCGATGGATAATAAGTTTGTGGAGAAATATAAGCACTGGTTCGTGAACCATCCTCCGTTAATGCTCGTTGTAAAGCATCTTCATACAACAATTTTAAATTTTGCATACGATCTGGAGCTCGTTTAAGAGCTAAAGCCGATGCAACTCCTGCACATAATGCGGGTAAAAATCTACTCGGTGCATCTGGATCGTTAGTATAAGCTCCTGCATCTTCAACTCTTTTAACCGCATAATATTTTAAATAAGTATAAGTACTTGCATCCGGACTAGGATATAAATAAATTTGAGGCAATACCGGATCTACACCTTGCCTATCAATAAAGTATTGAGAAGGCTGACTTGAGGTTCCTTTACCTGCTAAAGCTGCGTATTGAGAACGATTAATTTTTGTTAAAGAAATATCATTCGAACTACTGGTATTATCGCTTAAGGTCGCATTATTGGAAATATAGGCTTCCATAACATCACTGGTACCAGTGACTGTTGCATATTTATTTTGACCCGCACTTATAGCTTGAGCAATCAATACTATTTTCCATAGATTGATTCCTCTATTATTCCAGTCTTGAAGAATTAAATTTAAACTACGCCTGCCAGTTTTAAGATCATAGCCACTATTGGTACGAATACCGCAACGTTCGTACGCTTCCTCGACAATCTCGTCGATTGCTAAATTGAATGTTGTTGTTCCTGATGTAGCCATTGTTCATTTATTTTTTCTTTTTAGATTTTTTTTCGCCGCCTTTTTTCATTCTTTCCATATTTGCGACTTTAGCACCAGCTCTATTAATTTCCATTTGAGCTGCTGTTGCAAATTTGGGTGCAATGTCTGATTTAGCGTACTGTTTCATTCCCATAGTTTCCTCCTAAAATACACCTTTAAAATTAAATCCTCTAACCGCTGCACCTTTACGTCCTTGTCTTTCGGCAGCTAAGTTTGCTGTAGCTCCTTGTGATTCAAAAGGAACACTTTGTTTTCCTAATACTTCTACTCCGTGTGTTGCTCTGATCATAGCTCCAGTCTGCGCGTTTCTTGCCTTGTTTCTTTTAGCCATTAAAGCCTCCCTTGCTCTTGCTTGTGATTCTAATCTTTTCGTTCCTTCTTTTGTCCATTTACCTTCTTTTTTATAACCTTTAAAAGCACTGGTAACTGCCGCTTTAGCTAGAGACGTTCCGGCATACATACCTAAACCAATGGGCCCACCTGCTAAAGCTAGACTTCTTCTACCTCCAGCTTTCGCTAAAGTTTTTAATTGAGAACCTTTAGGAATTTTACTTAGCCATTTACTAGGGGTAATACTTCCTTTCATTGAAGTAGTTTTTATTCCAGCTTTCATAAAATCTTTTAATTTGTTTAAATTTTTATTTATCCAACCTGTTGATTTATAAGCGGTTCCTGCTGTGGCTGCTTTCATACCTTTTGCTGCCAAAGAAGATCTCACTTGAGCATGAACTCCATGTTGAGCTTTAAGAATTCCACCCTGTTGAAGCATTCGCGGATCACTATGTAAGATACGTTTATTATGGAAGAACTTCCGTGGTAAAGGACCAGTGCGTATATCAGTAGCAATGTTTATTTTTTCCTTACGAGTAAGTTTCTTTTTAGATTTAGTGTAAGCATCTTCCATTGCGGCTGTTTTAGAAACATTGCCTTTAACATATTTACTGTGTTTCGCATGTATCATAGCTCCAGTTGCATGTTTCCGAGCTGTAATAATTTTTTCAGCGTGTTCAACATCTCTCGTAGTTACACGATCAGATTTTTTATTAGATTTTGCTAAATCATATGCTTTCGCACGTGTAATAATTTTTTCAGCGTTTTTAACATCTCTCGTAGTTATACGATCTTTTCCCTTATTATGTTTTGCTAAATCATATGCATTAGCATATTCACCACTTCGAGCGTGTATCATGGATCCCCATGCTGCTTTCTTTTTTTTGCTTGCCATACCTTTAAATACCTTAGCTAGATTATACCGCTTAGAACCTGGCGGACAAGTCGGTCCCCCAAATTTATCTCCGGTACAAACACCTGCAGTACCTCTTTTTTTAATCGAAGCACTTGCTGCTTGAATCCATTTCTTGTTTTTAGCCATTATAGCATTCCTTTATAATATTTTCTGTACGAAGGATTGGATACATGAACTCCGGCAAGAGTTCCCTCAATATAAGTTCCATTATAATCTGAGCTAACTAATTTCCCATGCGCCGCTTTTTGAGGAGTACTACCATGCTCTTCCGTCCAGCGTTTAGCGATGTCCGGATGTTTAGCCCATAAAAATTTTCTTTGTGCTACTGATCTAAATGGCATAGTTTTTCTTCATATTTGTGGGGCCCCATTGCCTCCGTACTCTTTATGAGTTGAACGCCTTTTTACGGTTGTACAACTTATTAGATTTTATCACTTTGTTTCGATACAGTCTAGATTCTAGCAATTTCGCAAACGGATCACGCTTCCAGTTACGTCCTAATCCTGGTTTAAGTTGTTTTGCCATTGATGATCGTGATATTGCCATTAGTCAACTACCTCCCCTTTTTTATATCGCATTTCAGGGAGCCCATCTTCATAAGTCTTCCCATCAAAAGTTAAAACCTTTTTTCGATTCGCTCCTTTTTCATTGTAAGAAACGTGCACCCAGCCGCTTTGGTCTTCGTCTGGTTTGTAATATTCAAGAATAAGCTGATCAAAATCGCAATTTGCTTGCAGCCAGTAAGCTACCTTAATATTAGGAACTCCTGGAATTTCAAAATCAACTGCTTGGCCTTTGCAATGCTGCGAACCATCGGAACTGCCTAAAATACGATTGACTGCCAAACTCCGGAATCCTGACGTTATAAGAACAACCTTGTCAAAGTGAGCTCGAACCGGTTCCAAAATTTCGTAACAGACATTTTCTAGATTTTTTACTTCGCCGGCACCTGGTAGATTCTTTAGCCCATGACGGGCGGCGATTTGACTTTTAGTAAATTCGGATAATTTAAAATGTTTAGAGATCTGCATTTAACTATAAGCGAAAGTTATAATAACCAAAATTATGAATACTACTAATATAATAATTTTAAATGTTTTACTTACTTTTTTACTCATTTTTTTTCTTATACATTTTTTTCTCGTATTCTGAAATTTCTTTTACTAATTTTCTATCATAGAAATAAATTGCAATTATTGAACAGACAAGTGAACTAACAACAATAAGAATTAAAGTAGTAGCGGTCATTGATTTTTTGTCTCCTCAATATTATAGAAGAATTTATCACTATCTTCTGTTTTCCATTTCCTACTATCTTCAACATTCCATTCAGAAGTTTGTACCTTCCAATCGAATGGCACTTCATTTCTTACCGTAAAAGATGGGATACTCCAGATTAGTCTGTTATTTGGCTGAGCCGCATAATTGCCATCATCCAAAGCCATTATGTGAGCGCACTTATGTTCGTGCGGATTTTCTGAATTATCCGTATCGATAATATTACTCTCGGGATGAGCCCAGTCAATGGTGAAAAGATATGAGCCATTATGCCATTTTTTATCTTTGCCTATATATTTACCAGCTTGACCACTTAAAGCGTCAAAAACAGTAACACTAGGATAATAACTAAAGCAATTCCACAGCTCCAGCTCATCAAGTCGCATCCTAGGAATTTTTTGTACATCAAAGCCTCTTTGCACGAACGCAGAAATTGGCAAGCGGTAGAATACAGCTCCGTTTTCCATAATTGCATGAAAGAGAATCGCACGCCCTGTAAGCGATGCAATCCCAAAAAGTAAGCAGTCTTCCACTTCTCCATGGTGTTCTTTAAGATCATAGAGATATTCTCTTCTGATCTGTGCATAAGTCACAGGAATATTCGCATTTAAGTAAGCCATTCAACATAAAGTTCCTAGTTTACTAAAAAATAAATGACAATGATTACTACCACAACCGCGGCAGATATTTTTGGATTAGCTTTTGCTAATGCCCAAAGTTCTTTTACTTTTTTCATAGTTCCTCCTATTTTGTGTTCTATTAGCAACACTATATCCAATTGTAAAAGATATAGCTATTACTGTACAAATTGCTAATAGATGCCATGTTAAAAAGGCCATTAACTACAGTTGTTTTTATCTAAGTCAATTGGTTTGTCGCCATAGAACCATACCCACGATGAAATCTTGGTTCCATCCTGTGTATAGGTACATTTTTTGCCTACCGAGCAGGCGCTTAAAGCGAATAACAGTGCGAGTACCAAAAATAATTTATTCATCGTTGTTCCTTTTGGTTTCATTTTCATACGTCAACGCTTCTGCGTTGTCTTTCTTTTTTGTTTGACAACACT